TAATAGATAGGTTTAAATACTTCTCTTTGATTAATTTTGTTCTGTCGATTTTTGTTACATCAATAGATGCGTTGATAATTGTTGCCATTTTATTTTTTTTAAAGGGTTATAATTCTTGTTCCTAATTTTGCCTGTATCTCGGCATCGTAATTCTTAAGCCATTGTCGGCATTGTTCTACCTTGTCTATAATCTCTTGCTCTTTGTCTAAATCTCGTTTAAACTCGTAGCTTACCCAGCGTTCAAAGTCTTCTAAATGTGAATAGCTTACTTTGACACCGTAATTAGCAGCAGCAGGAGTATCGCCAAGATAATAGAATAGTGTAGCAAACTCTTTATTGCACAAAAACATATATCCCCTCAATTGCCATTCGTAATCAGTATTAAGTTCTAAAGCTGAATCAAGTAAAGTCTTTCTATTCCAACTACACTTGGTGTCAATAATAGAGTTCTCAAGGATTACATCAGGCGTTCCTACTAACCATTCATTAGCGTAAATATCTTCATTCTTATAGGCTTTAATACCACCGTATAAAACTTTAGATGCAAACTCTATTGCTTCGTTTTCTAATAAAATACCTTTGGTTAAATATTTAGAAGATAGTTCTTCCTTATCCCCAGCATACCACTCTTTAAGATAGGTTATGCAAGTTTGCGACAATTCGCCTGGCTTTTTTGACTTGCTCATTATTTTCCCTAATGAACTCGGTCTTGCTTTAAAGTATTTCATTTTGCAGTTAGTGCTTCAAAAGTTTCATCATTCATTGTATATCTCTCTTGAATAGCTTTTAGGTTCTTTGAATCCTTTAGGAATCCTGCTCTACACTTGTCAAACAATTCAGTACCTACTTTTAAAGTTGGCTTAAGTTTCTCTTCTACCATCTTAACTGCATCGTGCATATTCGTTGCATCAGCATCTTTAGTATCATCAATAAGGAATAAACCATTAAGAGCATATTTCCGAGCATAACTGGAACTCGCACCTGTAATTTGGCTCTCTGACATACCTTTTTGTTGCTCTGGTTCTCTTGCATAAGCTGAAACGCTTGAATTTATACCTAATTTAATATCATAAAATGTAGCAGTAGCTTTTATATAAACTCTACCCCCAACCTCTACAATATCATCACTAATAGTAAGCGTACATTCATATTTATCAAGCAATGGTTTTACTGCTTCTAAAATATCTTCGCAATTTCTGTAATTGTAATTACCAAAGTTATTTCTTTGGGTTTTAGGCGACTTTAATTCGCTTTGGATTTTGATTAAATTTTTCATTTGTTTAGTTTTGGTTTTGTTTAAAAATAATTGCTTCCTGTAAAGTAGAAAATCTATATGTTTTTTTATTTACTTTTGTTGCGTAATTTTTTCTTAATCCTTTTGTTTTATCAATATAAATACCAACAACACCTGTATCTTTATTAGGTAACCTATCAACATTTGAACAATTTATTTTTTGAGTAGTATCTCTTAAATTTTCAATACGGTTATCAGTTTTTATTCTATTAATATGGTCTATAACTCCAGTTGGAATTTTATTATAATATTTGGCATAAGCTAATCTATGTGATTTATATTGTTTGCCTTTTATTTTTAAAATTAAATAGCCATCCTTATCAAAAGAACCATTTGAATTGCTCCTTAATAAATGTGTGATTTCTCCAGTATTTGGATTATAAGAAATATGTTTACAGGCTTCTAAAAGAGACATAGTTTTGTTTTTTGGTTTTTAAAGATACAATTTATTTTATTAAATTAAGGTAATTATTTTTAATTATTTGCTTCGAAATGTGATGCTCGTAATCGTTTGTAACTCTTTGTATTTCAGCTTCTTTGACTTTATTTATAAGATACATTGCCTGGACTGATTTGCAATAATTACCATCTTCTAATGTTTGTCTATAAAGCCTTTTTAATTTATCCAGCTTACTTTCCTTCGGTGGATTATTTACGAATGTATGTACGGTTATAATACTCATTTCTCGTTGGTTATTTCTATTGTTTTAATATAATGTATACTATTTTTACTTACTTCTAATGCTAATTGTTCAATAGAATGCTTGTGTCCAATATAAATATTATCTCCATCATAATATACATTTACCCAAATGCTTACATTTTCTGTTTCCATAAATAGGTCAAAATTTGATTTATAATTTAATGAATAGACACCATCATTATACCAAGATATAAGGGAATTATCTACAACCCCAAATAAATTTGATGTTTCAGAATCAAACTGTGTTAATTGCTTTACCTTTTTACCATCTCTTGTGATAACTGGCTTTCCAGCTAAGGCTTCTTTTAAGTTAAAGTCTTTCATATTATCTCGGTCTACAAATGTTATAAATAGCACTACCTAAAGAAGATTGACAAGCCAAAACTGGCTGCTTTAGAATTGCTAAAATTAATTCCTCGTAATTCTCATTAATAAACTCTTCTACATCCTGTGTAAAGTAAATAGGATTCTCTGCCTGCTCCATACTTGTAGGGTCTAATTCTATTTTAACTTGACCTCTTGATATGTCGTAGTTTTCTAATACCCAAAAGCGTAGGTCTGCTTGTTTAAACCTATGGTGGTAAATAATAAAACCATCTGTGTATTCTGTGTAATAGGTGTTTTGATAGTCTATTTCAACTACATTAATGTCCTGGATAATTGGATTTTTTAGCTTCTTCATTTTTTGCGAGTTATAGTTAAACAATTTTTGGTTAATTCTTTGCAAGAATAAGTCTTGCCGTTATAAGTTTTGTAATACGATAGTAAGGCTCGGATTCGGTTGCCTTCTCGTTTGTCTACTTGCATAGTCTCCCCTACGCAAAGCGACTTAATTGCTGCTGCTTGTTGTTTTTGGTAAATCATCTAATAATTGTAAGGCTCGTTTAAATACTTGGATTCTTGCGTATACTTGTCTTGACTTGTAAGGGTCTTTTTGTACACCAGGTAGCTGATTAGTTAGCTTGTTGATTGCATCTTTTAAGCCTTGCTCAAATGATGGTTCTTGTTGGTAGTTGAACATAGTTTTATATGCAGTGTAGGATGCTGCACCCCTTTTGGTTTTAGTTATTAAAGCTGAATTTTACACTTGCATTTCCATTATTAGCATAATCAATAGTATTACTAATAGAATGTATTTCTGTGTTATTTTTTACAATCCATAATTTGCAAAATGCTAAATCCTGTACAAGTTCTAATTGTAAACCTAAATTCTCAATTAATTGATTAACATTTGACCAAGAATTGTTTTTTGCTGATTTTCTAATTTGATTTGCGATTGAAGTATTCATAATTTTGGTATCGTTGGGTTTAAACGATAAGCGAATATCTTAATTAAGAATTAATATTCAAAACATTTCTTTAAAAAATGCTAAAGCAAATCGTAACTTGCTGATAATCAAAGAAATTATTTTTAAAGTTTTTTTAGGATAAGGTAAACAACCACTCCAATACCCAATATTAAGAATAAAGTGTTATTCCCTTTTGGCTTCTCTTCTTGAATAGTGGTTTTATCCACCTTTATAGCCTTGTTTTCTTTCTTATCGATTTTAAGGCTCTGTAAGCGTTTTCTTTCTTTGATGTGCCTCTTTATATGGATTGCCTTGAGTTTGTACTTGTAATCGCCTCTAATAGCTTCTAAAGGTGTAACCTGATGGTTTACTAATGTATCAAAAATATAAGCTATTTCTTCAGTTGTTTCAATATCGCTTGAATCAGTAGCTAATTCTACCTTTTGAACAATAGTTATAACGGAATCCACTTTTGTAGTTTCTACCAGCTTTTTAGACTTGCAAGAAGAAGATAGTAAAATTACTACCAATAGGATTATTACGCTTTTGGACTCCATAATTTAATTAGTTTCTTTTGTCTTTCTAAACGGCAGTCTGCCTTGCATTTTGAGCAATATACTTTGCTTCCTGAAGATATGTATTCAGCCTTGCAACACTCGGAAATAGTCAAAGGGTTTACCTGCTCTATTTCTATTGTAGCTTCTTCGTTTAAGTCTTCGCTTATTTCTTTTGATTTCTTTGCCATAATTTAAACTAACATCAAGTTCCTTTCGCAAATTTAACCAAAATAATGTAATATTCCTACTTACCGCTTTCATAGTCAATATCTCTTTGTAAGCATTCAATAGCTTTCTTTAAGTCCTGGACCAAAGCATCCTTTTTTCCTGCTCTTAAGATATACTTAATTGCATTACCTTTCATAAAAGATAAATTGTAAGCATTTGCTATATCAATCACATCCACAGGGACACCTTTAATTTCTACTTTGTAGTATTTAGGTTTTGTAACTATATCAGCTATATCAGACCCTGTTAATTCAATAGGTTTAAATTGATATTTAATGGTGCAATTAGTACAAACTTCAGAACATTCGCAATTTTCTAAATGGTTAATTTCTTCGATACTTTTCATTTTGTTTCTCTTTTAGTTTTTCTTTATTGGTTT